AGCACGGGACGACGCGCCATTTCGTGCGGTAACGAACAACATCATGCCTGATGTTGATCTTCCCGACAATGATGCTGCCTCGCAGAAAAGCGAGTAATAATCCATCAGGATTATACACCCACTTTCCTGTGTGCTGCGTCAATGAAAAGGCCCCATCTCCGATTTTCACAAATCGGCGGCGAGGGATAAAAGATCTGTATCGAACAGATCCAGTGTCCCGATCCCGACTCACTTTGCAAAGGTGAGAGAATGGAACCCGAATACCCGACTCAGGGTTATCTGCCGGAGGTACATAGTACCTTGGTAGACCCCTCAGAAGGGCATTTACAGTGCCAGACAGGGAAATCCCGGTCTGGGCTGACCATTGATTCAGCATGTTGATAGCAACATAGCGATCCTGCAGATTCGTCAGCTTCTTAAGAAAGAAGGGACGGATCGGGCGACCACGAAAGTAGTCGCCTCCGCAGCTTTCGCGAAAGGGGCCCTCAACAAAGGACTTATCGCCATTCACTAGGAAACCGAGTATACGAAGAAGACGAAGCACATCAGGAAGAAAATCTTTCTGACATACGATGTCATCTCCATATACACTAAAGTTCCCCAGCGAACCGCCTCTCGATCTCTCGATTGGCAGGCCGCGATAACGGCTGACTGCAAATAACACGCACGAAAACAGTATAGTCTGCAAGGGAAATGTAAAACCATTCCCCATTGTACTGATCATACTGAGGTCATGCACTTGTCCGGTCCTAGGGTCCGTACAGGTTGGGGACCTGAAAAGCTTCAACCAAGTGAGAAACTCACGAGGAAGAAACTCATCAAGCATCCCAACCGACAACGAATCACTAGCACTCTCCAAGTCAATCGTGACAAAAGAGTCGTCACGAGAGCCAAGGCGGGCAAGTTCTCTAGAGCGCTCTTGTTGCAACGCGAAGTCGATGCCGAAGCACCTGACTAAGCGCTGCTCAAGAATCCGTTTCAGGCCAAGCTGAAAAAACATGTTCAGCGATGGCTCGATACAGATCACTCTAGATATGTCCACCCTTTTCGGGACGAAATGTAATCGGTTACCCGGAACTATGTCGAATTCTCCGAAAGTGTTGATCCGATGATTTTCGGCATCGCACCAGCGGGGAAAGTTCTGAACATAGTTGCTATACGCAATGTATAGCCCTTCGGACGTAGTAGTCAAGGTGGAGGAGAACATCTTACTATAGAAGTCCTCCCCTTCAGCGCCTAAAGATGCCCCTGGGCCCGTATAAGCAAGGTCAAGTACCTCACCTAGACTGGATACCAGTGGCATTCCCTCGACGTTGAAGAACTCATGGATACATTGTTTAAGTGTACCAACGAGTTCATCTTCCCATGACTCCCACCTTGGTTGCCATTCGCTGCAACGTTTGTTAACAGCGAAAAACTTATCAGCGGCAGCATCATCTGCAGACGGGTGAACCTGTCCTTCGAACTTGCGAAGGAAGGCGTCCAACTGTAGTTTTGACGCAGCTTGCTTATAGGTTAACCAAGGGTTCGTGCCCTCCACATTGCTTGGTGGAAGGTACGGAGCTAGGTCCGAGACCAGATAAGAAAAAAGAGCATCAGGCTGACTAGCCATAATCTTCTCCTTCTACTCAGAAACTATGGGCTCTGCATTAGGCCTTTCATAGCACACAAACCTTCCTACAGTCACCTCAACGGTAACTATAGGAGTCGGTCTTTGCGCTTTGATCGACCATGATATCAGCGACCTCTCCAACTCCGGAAACAATTGGTTCCCCGAGAAAGATGAGGACGATGATACTACTAATGTAGCCGATGATCTTCTTGAGAACGGATTTTGTGACTTTCATCACAGAATACCGGAAACAAGCGAGTCACCGATCCCAGCGGAACACTGATTAAGTGTCCCGATGAGAAGCGACATAGCAGCGCGAACGTTTGCAGCATCATACGAGTCGGAACCCGCCGGGACGTCAATCGTTAACGTCGCGATCAGGCTCTTCGCCGGCTGATCTGCAGCTGGAATCACGCCCTTACGGACGATGAATTTCCAGGTGTTCTTGCCAACTGAGTAGTAGATACCGTTGCTGGGATCAGGTACGCCCAAAGACTTAAAAGACTTTGGACGAAACATGGTCACAGTAAACGGCGAAGATGCCGAATGGATATTGACACCAGTCTGTGTTCCGCCAAGGGCGGTAACAGCATACTGTTTGCCAGTAGCATCCGGTGCTACGTCACTCACATGAGTATACGTAGGCGAAGTAAGCCCGGTTTGGGCTCCCCCTGTAACAGGGGACGTGGGTGCAAAACTCACGGTGTTGACTCCAATCAAGGGGTTAATGAGATCTCAGCGTCGCGGCAGCAAGGAGTGCGGAAATGTTCAAATATTTCCGCGCGTTTCCAATACCAGGTATCTGGAATTCCCAATCGGGAATGAAGTTTCCAGTATAGATGGTACGAGAGACATCCTTACGCTCTGATTCTGAGACTGATGGCGAAGCCTCAAGCAGCACCCAACCACTGGTATTCACCTTAGTGGCTGTATGATGCACGTAATACTTCCTAATCTTTCGATTAGTAATATTACACCAGGCCAAACCAGATCTCTGGTAAGACCAGCCCATGAGTACTTCTTGAACGTTCGAGAAGTAGTCAATGAGGAAGGAGTAGGGTATGAGCTCCCATAGCGTAGGCACAAACTCACGGGGACTAAACCCCATGAGCCTTAGTGGAAACGCAACAGGATTCATAGCCCTAGCAACCGATGCACCTCTATACACCACGTGGGCAGACGACGAAAATCGGCGCAGCGTGACAGTGGTCATATTGAGCTGTGTCCCGGCAAGGGACTGCTCAGTTTGAACAGCATCGACTCTGCCCTCAGCTCGAAGCTGAATAGCAGGGTCGCGCCAGTCGCGCAATCTGTTGATTGTGCGACCCCCGTCATCGATGTCAGCCAATAGCGGCGTCCATCCATATGAGTATTCGAGGTAATCGTTGACGACAGACTTGAGCCTGTCGCGGTCGTTTCTGAATCTACGGGCACGCTTCTTTGCTGTGCTAACGTAGTCAGAAACGCCACGTTTCAGGGCAAGACTTCGTCCCTTCATCATCTTAAGGGTTTTACCAAGTTCCCCAAGGATCACGCCGCCCTGCATAGAGCGTTGCGATCTTGCGAGCTTCTTGATAAAAGCTTGCTTCGCTTGGTTATCAGCTTCAACTAAGGAGATGTTACTGGGATTGTCCGGCGCACCTGCATGATACGAAGTATTCATGCCGTACGCTTGATTGCTGATCGTCGTGCTAGCAGGGAGCCAATCTTCCACGATAATATCGCGGGAGAAAAAGTTCCCCCACTGCCATTGATTCAGTTTGTACACCGTGCCAGACATGCCAGTAGTGGCATTACTCTGTTCACGGATCATCTTCCGCCACCATGGGTTTTCACCCAACGTGACAGAAGAAGTGTACGGGCCGAAATTTCTGGCAGTAGTAGTCTTGACATCCGGCAAACCTTTCCTTTCGGAAACAGTGTTGTAGGTGTCATGTACATACAAGCGTGACGACTTCACATAGGACATCTCCAGTACTCCAAGGCTGATGTTGATAACAAGTTGGAAAGATGAGACACTATCAGACCACCAACAGCTGCAAAAGAGCAGCCGAGGGGGGCCCGAAAGGGC